AAAAAATCACCTTATTAAACTTTCGCGGTATACAGATAAAATTTCTATTTTTCTAGATGGTGATGAGCCCGGACAAAAGTCTGCAGAGTCTATTTACAATAAATATGTTAATAGAGGAATAAAATTAAGATTTGTTAAATTACCACGAGATTATAAAGATGCAGGAGAGTATTTTTTAGATAATGAAAAAACTCTTGATGATTTTCAAAATGAAATAGAGAGTATAATCCCAATGGAGTGGTGATGAAATTAAAAAGTAAGAATTATCAATATAAAATTGTTGAGGTAGGATTCGACCAAACAAAGCTGAATAATTTTTCAGAAGATAAGGGAATCTCCGGAATCCTTTCTGATAATTCTTACTCTGAAGAACTTTTAGACCTTAGAGAGCAACTTCTTGAGGAAGTATATACCGTTGTTAATAGCGAACTCCTGACTGAGCACCAAAAGAAAGTCTTATTTATGATACTAATGGGGAAGACGCAGAATGAGATTGCCGAACACCTAGGAATCACTCAGTCTGCAGTCCACAAGGCCCTAAGAGGTAATTTAGATTATAGAAATGATAAAAAAAGATATGGTGGAATTTTTAAAAAATTAAAAAAGATTTGCAAGGGAAGTGGAAAAATACAAGAAATTTTATTAGAAATGGACAAGCTAAAAGAAAAGGTAGATTAAACTATTAATTAAATTCAAATATATTGTATTTTTGGTGATCAGTCTTTCTATTAATAAACGGAACTATCTTCAGAGGAAAAATTAATGTCTAGTTATTTAGACGAAATGCTTATAAAGCTTACAAAAAAACAATCTTCTGATTTGGGTGTTAAAGACCAAATAGAGATTACAGACTCCATTTCTTTCAAAAAAGTTGCTTTTGATAGATTCAAGGTTGAGAATGATCCCTATGAATCTCTTTGGGCACTTCAGGATATTGATTGTGTTCCTCACCTAGTCAGAGCCTCAGATCCTCAATTTGAGACAAGAAAGACAGGTGATTGGGAGGTTATTTCTGATTATGACAAAAGAAATGTAACCCTCTCTTACAAAAATATTCCAATCACAAGATTTTCCTCAGATGAATATGGATTTTCATCTGGGGATATTTCTATTTTTAAATCTGCGCTAATAGAGAAGACATCTTCTGATAACTCATTTGTAAAAGAGCTTTTAAATGATCAGCCCGTCAGCAAGAGAGATGCTCTAGTTTCAACTTTTCCAGAACTGAAAAAATTTATTTAGGTGAAAGATGTCATTAAAACTTTTAAAAAAACAAGCAGAAACCGCACTTCGCTCATTAGGGATTGGAAGAGAATTTCCATCCAAATATGTAGTCGATAGATTTGATTCCGCCTGGGAAAGAAATCAAAAAGATCAGGTAATCGGCAACATGAGAAGTGTCATCACAAAGATGGCATCAAAAAAGCAATACTTTTCTCAGAACGAGATTACTGATCTCTACAATAGATTCAGCAATATCTCTGGTGGTGCAACATCATTCCGTGATGAGCTTGGAGACTTCCTTCGCGAAGGTTACGGTAAGCTTCCAGAGCCAGTAAAGACCGATATATCTAAGACTGCTGCTGATATGTCAAAGCCTGTAACTCTTACCGATAAGACACCTCTTTCTGATGCATTCTCAGTTCTATTCTCCTTTGGATCAAATGATGATTCTGGAACATACAACAAGAATCTCGTTAAGAAAGCAGAGAGAATAATTTCCCTTGAGCTAAACGCAATGGGAATTAGACCAGATATGGTTAAGACTGTGACTGGAAATGAGCACTACATTCTTTGCAATGCTTACTACAAGAATCCAGATTTCACCACCAGCTACGTTAGCATTCCAGTTCAGGTTTCTAATGGCTCGGTTGCAATGCCATCTGAGCTAGTTGTTGGTGGAGATCTTATCAAGCTTAATAAGGAAAATGTTCTTGTTCAGCTTAAGACTGCACAGAAGACACAGAAGGATTCAAATCTTTCCAAGTATGCAGATCTTCGTCAAACAGAAGTTCTCTCCACTCCATCTGTTAAGGCTCCTGCCGCACTACAGGAGAAATTCAATCTATCTGACGAGATGATTCTTGCTTCAAATAGATTCTCTGCAGACCAGGTAAAGCTTGCTTCCTCTGTAGTTGCCGGCGAAGTTTCATCTTGGGGAGCCAGAGCCCAGGTTAAGTTTGCAGGAACCAATGATAGAGGTATGTCATTCCTCGTAAAGACTGCAACCTCTGCTGGAGAAAAGTCCTTCGTAGTCCCTGTAGAAGTTCAGGGTGGAAAGGTAGTTATGCCATCTGAATTTGTTTCAAACTCTTCAAAGTTTGATTTCTCCTCAAATGGTTACTCCGACTTCCTCTCCGGAGCAAAGGTTGCTACTGCATCCATATTCTCCAGAGATAGCGACGAGCTAAGCAGACTATCCTATCCACAGCTAATGGACGTTATGATTGATGGCGTTTCTAAGAAAGATTATAAGGCATCCGAAGATGCACTTTCTGCCATCGGCTCCAAGTTTGGACCAGAGAGATTCAAGACTGCCCTTGAGGACTTCCAGAAGCTCCTCAAGACCGCCTCCCAATCCTTTGATCAAGACCTCATCAAGTCTGCAGTTTCTCGTGGAGATCTTATCCGCACCAAGAATTCTGTTGAGTGGTTCTGTCCCAAGCTTGGACTTCCACTTAGCAAGATTGCCTTTGATGATAAGGGTCGTCCAGTTCCAAAATTCAGAAGCGAGAAGCGCGGCCTTGAATCCATCGACGGAACCGTTATTTCAACCAGCAAGATTGTGATGAGCTAAAGATGAGCAATTCTACCAGATCTCAAGTCCTAAAAGAACTTTACAAGAAAGCTCAGGCAGTTGGAATTCTTCAGGAGCCTAGAAGCGGAGTTGTTGAGTACAAAAATCGCTTTGATATTCAAGAAGAAATGAATCTACCAAAGGTAGACACATCTAAGCTTTATGGTGTTTTTGGAGAGCAACCAGACTATAAGCCTGTAATATCTGAAGGAAATCACGCATTATCAACCAGATATGCTCCAGATATGCCTGGCGTTCAAGCCGCAGTTCCATCTGATGGTGTAAGAGTTAATCCATATACTAAGCAGGTATTTGACTACAACAGTGGCTTTAAGACCAGCGATGGAAGAACATTCTCACCAACAAATGTCTCCAATCAGACTAAAATCTTTTCAAGATAATTAAATTTAGGTAAAATAAAAATAAGCCTATCAAGGGCTTATTTTTTTAGGAACTATATGGAACAGAGTAAAGTCGTAAGGCACCCAGATAAAGATGAACTTATCAAGATGTTGCTTAATGGCGATTCCGTAAAGCAGATTGAGGCTTGGCTAAAAAAGAAATATCCTCGCTCCAAGCGCCACCATATTTCCTATATGACTCTTCAAAAGTTCAGATCTGAACAGCTCAATATAAAAGGCGATCTCTTAGAAGATATTAAGACTAAAAAGAGATCAGACGACCTAATCTCTGAAAATGCAGAGATTAAACTTGCCGTTTCTAACTCTTCGGAATACCAAAAAAAGGTAGAAGAAATAGTTTCAAATGAAATGGATGTTGCAAGAAAGCTTTTAGAAATGGAAAAGCTTATTTCTGCAAGAATGGAATTTTACTATAATGCAGTTGCCAGTGGCGGAAGCATTAAACATGATAGAGTCTTTCTTGAGTATTTAAATACCATGAGATCTGTTATGCAGGATTGGAAGAAATACATTGAAGGGTTTGCTGATAAGAAGGTTGAGCATAACTTAAATGTTAATATTGTAAACGATCAACTAAAAATAGTAAAAGAAGTTGTTTTAGAAGTCCTAAAGGATATGGATCCTGCACTAGTTCTATTATTTATGGAAAAACTTAATTATAGAATGTCCGGATTAAAGCATGATTCTCCAGAATATAATCAGTACTTAATAGAGGTATCAGATGCAGAAGAAATATAGCTCAGATAATAAGACAGTTCATCTTACAAAAGGTGACCTAAATACCCCAGTCTCTATGTCACTTTGGATAGAAAAAAACTTCTCTGGAGAGATTAAAGTAGATGATATAGATCCTAAGAACTTAGAAAATGCTTTAGATGGTATACTTCGTGATCAAAACTTCACAATGCTGAGCGATGAAAAAAAAGGCGAGTTTATAAAGATATTTAATGATTTAAAAGAAAAATTAAAGTTTGTAAAAAAAATTAAATGAATAAATATAATAAAAAATATAATCATGAAATAGATAGCTTTGTAAAAGAAGCATCTAATGATATTTCTGCCTTTAATCTTAAAAAATCAGAAATTAATTCTTTTTTGAATCTTAAAAGAGCAGCCAAAAATATTCTCGGAGAGAATTACTCCGATGTAGTTAAGTATGCTTGGCAAAATAAGGATGTTGTTAAAAAGTTAAAGACTGAAAATGACTTTTATTTTTATGTAACATCTCTTTTGATAGATAAAAACTCCATGAAGAAAATAGCTTATCCCATGGGAGAGAATTATTTTTTCAAAAATCCATTTTATGGATATGATCTTCAATCTTGGGCAACTTGCGTTCATAAGATCTACGAATCAGTTTATAAGGATGGCGTTGATTACTCCGAGTCTGTAAAGAAGTATTCTAGTAATATTTTTAAAGATGAAGAAGAAAGAAATAACTTTTTAAACTGGTTAAAATATTATAACCACGGAGAACACTTGAAATACAATGTAAAAACAGCTTCATTTAACTTTGGACTCCCTGCTAGCGGAGGTCTATACAAAGAGGACTATATGGGTACCGACTTTGTTTTAGATCATGACTCTCAGGTTAATGATGCCAAAGAGCGTGGAGAGGCAAAGCTTAATTATAAGAATTGGAAGAAGAAGTTTAACACTGCTCTCAGAAGGGTTGATAAGATTCTAAAAGAAAGCGAAGATTATGTTGATCCCGATAAGTATGAAGAGATTTCTCAAGTTCTAAATAAACTAGATGTTCAGGTTGCAAAGATAAGACTACAAAGCACAGCATCTGACGTTAGCTACCGTGCCGCAAGCCAACTAAAGAAGTTAGGCTTTGATGATGGCGCATCTGTTCTTTATAAGTATTCTCAGGAAGCCGCTCCTCCCGAGGCAGCACCCGTCCCTACAGACTCTCCAGAGGCGGCTCCAGAGGCACAGATCGAAGAGGCTGGACCCTCTCCCGCCGAGGCAGAGAGGAAACAGCAGGAGAAGGAAAACATCGAAAAGGGCAGAGAGGTGATGAAGGACATTGAGCCTGTTCCCGGCCCCAGAAAAGATGAGTACGAAGACATTATGAAGAAAGATGTATCTGTTGATGACGCATCCAGAAAGCTAGAGCAAATTGCAGGAACTCTATCCGATAGAAGGGTAATCAGATATCTTGCCGAATTCGATATTATACTTGATAAGGTCGGAATTGCCTCAATGTTCCCTGAGCTTGCAGAGGCACAGAGCAAGCTAATTGAATCATATTCTTATGCTCTTACAAGAGTAACAAAGATGTTAGGCATGTTATCAAATAACAAAGCTATCATGGAAATGGCTAAACTAGAAGCTCAAGAAGAAAGGGCCTCTCAGCCTGCAGCTACAAATGCTCCCCCTGAGACAACACAACAGCCTGTAGCAGCAGGTCCTACCGTTCCACCTACAGCGGGATAGGTAGAAAATGATAGCAGGTAACTTACAGCATTTTCAAATACCATTGGAGATTATGCTCTCGTTGAGCAAACAATACTCCGTAGATAGGCCTTATGTTGTAGGTGGAATAGTGAGAGATCTGCTATTTAAAAGACAGAATCCATCTCCAGATCTGGATATAACAACCAACTCTTCGGAGTGCATTAGGTTAGGAATTCTATTTTCTTCCTCCACTGGTCAAATATTTAGAATGTTTGAAGATAGACATATAAGAGTATTCCATCTTGGTGAGAATATAGACTTTTCACCAGGAGTGCTTAGCTTTTCCCGCCCAGGAGTTTTATCTTGGGTTAGGGAAAACGCCCCAGAAAAAGAAGCATATGTAGAATCTTTCTCTAGAGATTTCACTATAAACTCGATGTATCAGGACATAGAGTCTGGAGAGATTTTTGATCCAACCGGATTTGGAAAAAAAGATGTTGAGTCAAGAATATTGAGAACTCCGGTTCCTCCAGAAATTGCAATCAAAAATGATCCTAGAAGAATATTTAGGGCCATAAAGCTTGCTAGCCAATTTGGATTATCAATAGATAGCGAGATTATAGACTACGTTAGAAATAATTCTGAGATTATCTTAAATCCAAGATTAACAACTCAATATATGACAATGGAAGTAAATTTAGCATTTGAGTTTGATCCAGAGATTGCCATGGCAACTATTTTTGATCTAGGATTGTTTAAAATAATTCCATTATCTGGTTCTTATTCCGATCATTTGATTAAAAATAAGTTATTATCAAAATACTTATCTTAATTTACTATTAATATTTTTGGACAAAATATCATGATCAGAGGAAAATACAAAGCATGTCCGTTTGGACTACCAATACCAGATGCCTGCAAATGCGCCGGAAATTCAGTATTTTCTATGAAAAGAATTAAAGATGACTCTTCAAAAGAAGATAAAGAGTATAATTATCAAGTATTTTTATCAATAGAGGAAGAGTCAGAGTGTCCATTTGCAGATTTAATTTTGGAAAAAAAGGGCGCGGTAGATTGCAAGTATAATCCAGAAGATTATAGAAAAATGTCCGGAAACAGCTTTGTATCTGGAAGTCCAATATATCCAAATCTATATATTGGAAATTCTAAATCTTATCAATCATACCCAGTAAACTACTATTCTGATGATAATATAAGAAGTATTTATTATGGTATTACAAGTTTAATAGATTAGGAGCGTTAATGTCTCAGTTTTCAAAATCATCAATTGTTTATTCTGAAGGTAGCAACATTGTTGCTTTTGCAGAGGACGAATCTTATCTTGTAGATAATGGACATCACATGGCTGAATCGTCTGACGGATTCCATGTAGTAGAAACAAAAGAAACTATACCAGGCTCCGATGCATTTGTAGACGATCTTGATGATGATATGAACCAACCACCTCCACCCTCTGCGCCAAAAACATGGAAAGAAGATAGAGCCGTTGATAACTTCATGGACTACATAAAAGACTCTTACCCACACAAAATTCCAAAACATGATGGAAAGAGCATTGTTGGTGCAGAACGTGCAGTAAAGTGGCTAACAAACTTGGGCAAGGAGATCTCCGAAGCAGTAAGAAAAGATGATTCCGGAGTTCTTGATGACTCAACTCTAGAAGAAGTAAGAGTTTCCATCATGAAGGATATCCTTCTTCTAAAAGAGCACATCAAGAAGCTAGATAAGGCTTTCAAAGGAAAGCTAAAAAAGAAGGCGGGTCTTGACGGCGATCTTATGAAATATGCAGAGGAAATAGAGCTTGCATATAATCACGAAATTACTGGAGAGATAAAAAAGATTGCAGCTCACCCCAAGATTCAGCTTGTAGTTTCTCCATTTGAAAGGGCAGTTGCCGGAATTATAATCAACTCCGTTGTTTCTGGTGGAAAGCCACTAGAGGAAGTTTATGACTTTCTAAAGGAAAAATACGACCTCACTGATCGTGAAGAGCTTGCAATAATGCAGGTCATCATGGATAGCGGATTCCCAATCTTTAAAGACCGTGGTACCTTCTCCTCCAAGAAGAGCAAGGATTCTGGAAAGATGCATGGAATTGAATTCATCAAGAATTACTTCTCGTAAGGTTTAAATTATGTCTGAAATAAAAAGAACTAACGAAACCGAAAGCTACAATACCACTGCAGATTGGCTCCAAGACTTTATCAATAAAATGGCAAAGTCTGCGCCTCCTGCTCCGCCAACTGTTACTACCGCCAGCAGAGAGAAATTTGCAACTATTGAAGACAAGATGAAAGACATCAAGGCACGAGTTGGCTTTGGTTCCATAACTAAGATAACAAAAGAATCTCAGCCAGAACTCGTTGTTGAATCTTCCAAGAAATGCACTTGTGGCAAGAAGAATGGAAAATGCACTTGTTCCACAAAAAAAAAGATTAATAAAGAAAAAATCAATTCATTAAGAAATATATTACAATATATTTCTGATATGATTGCTTCTGAGCCACATCTTCTTGAGCCTGAGATTAGATCTCGTTGTATTGAAAATAAAGATCTTGGATTTGAATCTTTAAAAATAAGACCTGCAAAGCTTAAGAAATTTATTGACAAAAAAAGAGGCGTTGATCCAGTTTCTGCAGAAGTAATGTACATAAAACCTGATGTTGGTGGGGCTTCGGCCGAAGAAGATATTGCAGATTATTTTAGACATGGAATGCCTCCTTCAAGATAAATAAGTAACATGTAATTTATGAGTGATTTTAAACAAAAAGAAAAAGAGAGCTTTGATCAAATCAAGAGTTCTTTTTTGGATTTTGATCCTGCATATTTTATTGAAAATAATTTAACAATAGATGGCAGTGAGTTCAAAATTATTGGTAATGGCTGGAAGTTTATGGTCGATGTCTATCGATATATTGGGCTTCAGGCCACTCAAAAGGGTGGAAAACCGGTTGTAATAAAAAAGGGTCGTCAGGTAGGTGCGACCATGATGGCGGCAGCTATCGATCTATTTTTTACAAATAGTGGACTCTTTCATAAACCACCTATCCGAGTTCTTCATGCTTTT